AATGTGTTACCTCAAAAATCGACGTTCAGGATTCTCTTTCATGGCGTCAGCAGAACTTGTTAACAATGCAACTATGTCAAGCGACTCTAGATTCGGCGTACTATCTAAAACAGGGGCTGATGCTAAAAAAATGTTTACAGACAAAGTCGTACCGATCTCAGTTAATTATCCATTCTTCTTCAAACCGATCCAGGATGGTATGGATCGCCCTAAAACCGAATTGGCTTATAGAGTCCCAGCTTCTAAACTCACCAGAAGAAAGCTCGATACTGGGGAGCAGGTGGAAGAGCTTGATGGACTCGACACGACAATAGATTGGAAGAATACTGGAGACAATAGTTATGATGGTGAAAAATTAAAACTATTAGCTCACGATGAAAGCGGTAAGTGGGAGAGACCTGATAATATTAAGAATAACTGGAAAGTTACAAAAACTTGTTTAAGATTAGGTAGTAAGATTGTTGGTAAGTGTATGATGGGTAGTACTTCAAATGCACTTGACAAAGGAGGGCAAAACTTTAAAGATATATTTTATGGATCAGATGTCACCAATAGAAATCGCAATGGCCAAACAGGCTCGGGACTATATTCTTTATTCATACCTATGGAGTGGTCCTACGAAGGATTCATTGATTCTTTTGGAATACCTGTATTCGATACACCAGAAAAACCCGTACTTGGCATTGATGGGGAACTTATAGAAGTAGGTGTTATAGAACATTGGCAAAATGAAGTTGATGGTTTAAAGAATGATCAAGACGCATTAAACGAATTATACAGGCAATTTCCTAGAACAGAGCAACACGCCTTCAGAGATGAAACAAAGGAGAGTCTATTTAACCTTGTTAAAATATATGAGCAGATAGATTACAACGAAGATATAAACAACGCTGCTAATATAACAGAAGGTAACTTCCAATGGGAGAATGGGATTAAAGATACAAGGGTTGTTTTTCACCCTGTAAAGAAAGGTAGATTTAAAATATCGTGGGTTCCACCTAAAAATCTACAAAATCGAGTGATACTAAAGGATGGGTTTAAATATCCTGGTAATGAGCATATTGGGGCTTTTGGTTGTGATAGTTATGATATTTCGGGAACTGTTGATGGGAAAGGATCCAAAGGAGCACTTCATGGATTGACTAAGTTTAGTATGGAAGACGCGCCACCAAATCACTTTTTTTTGGAATATGTGCAAAGACCTCCAACAGCTGAAGTGTTTTTTGAAGATATGCTAATGGCGATAGTTTTCTACGGAATGCCAATATTGATCGAGAACAACAAACCAAGATTGCTTTATTACTTAAAGCGTAGAGGTTATAGAGGGTTTTCGATGAATCGTCCAGATAAAACTTGGAATAAGTTATCAGTTACAGAGAAAGAAATTGGTGGTATACCTAATTCGAGTGAAGATATTAAGCAAGCTCACGCTGCTGCTGTAGAGTCTTATATAGAAAATTACGTTGGTTTTTTTAATGATCAATATGGAGATATGTATTTCCAAGAAACATTAGAAGATTGGGCTAGATTTGATATAAATAGTAGAACAAAGTTTGATGCTACTATAAGTTCAGGTTTAGCTGTTATGGCATGCAATAGGAATCTATACAAGCCAGTTGCTGATAGAACAGTAAAGAAAATTAATTTAGGTATAAAAAGATACGACAATAAAGGTTTTGTTTCAAAAATAATAGAATAAATGATTTATACTAATATCAATAGCTCTTTTCCAGATCAGGTGGTACCAGATGTAGAGAAACAGAGTTTAGAGTACGGTAAACAAGTTGGGAGAGCCATAGAATACGAATGGTTCGGTGGTAGTGGCAATGGATCTTACGGTAGAACCGGTGGGAGATTTTCCACTTACTACAACGATTTCCATCAAAGAAGATTATACGCTAGAGGAGAGCAATCAATACAAAAATACAAAGATGAATTATCTATAAATGGAGATTTATCTTATTTAAATTTAGATTGGAAACCTGTACCTATTATACCTAAGTTTGTAGATATAGTGGTTAATGGTATGTCTGATAAAGTATATGATATCAAAGCTTATGCCCAAGATCCAGAATCAATATTCAAAAGAACTCAATACGCTGACGGTTTATATAGAGATCTAAAGCAGAGAGAACTTATAGAGATGATAGCTCAGAATACGGGTATAGATTTAATGAGTGCTCAAGGGAGAGATTTAGACATAAGGACAGAAGAAGAACTATCTGTCCACATGCAGCTTAATTACAAGCAAGCTATAGAAATAGCTGAAGAAGAAGTTATAAACGATACATTAGATAGGAACAAATACGAGTTAACTAAAAGAAGAATTAATTACGATTTAACCGTATTAGGTATTGGAGCAAGCAAAACCTCTTTTAATAGAGCTAATGGAATAACGGCTGAATACGTGGATCCAGCTAGCATAGTTTGGTCATATACTGAGGATCCAAACTTTGAAGATCTGTATTACGTAGGAGAAGTAAAACCTACAACAGTACCAGAATTAGTTAAAAGATTTCCTCATCTAACGCCTGAGCAAATAGAGAAAATACAAAAATACCCCGGCAACTCTAATTACACAAGGAATTGGAATGGTAGAGACAGTAACGATACCGTTCAGGTATTATATTTTGAATATAAAACATACACTAACCAAACATGGAAAATAAAAGAAACTCCATACGGTTTAGAAAAAGCATTAGAAAAACAAGACACGTTCAATCCACCGGAAGCTGACTCTTTTAAGAAGGTAAGTAGATCAATAGAAGTTTTATATACAGGAGCTAAAATATTAGGGCACGACGACATGTTAGAGTGGAAGATGTCAGAGAACATGACAAGACCATTTGCTAATTCTACTAAAGTTAATATGAACTACAATATATGTGCACCTCGAATGTATAAAGGTAGAATAGAATCTTTAGTTGGTAGAATGATGAGTTTTGCTGATATGATACAAATAACTCATTTAAAGCTACAGCAAGTGTTATCTAGAATGGTGCCTGATGGTGTTTTCTTAGACGCTGATGGTTTAGCTGAAGTTGATCTTGGTAATGGTACTAATTATAATCCAGCTGAAGCGTTAAACATGTACTTCCAAACTGGTAGTATAGTTGGTAGATCAATGACTCAAGACGGTGACCTGAATAGAGGTAAAGTGCCAATACAAGAATTGCAGACCTCTGCTAGTGGGGCTAAGATACAAGCTTTAATACAAACGTATCAGTACTATTTACAAATGATGCGAGATGTGACTGGACTTAATGAAGCTAGAGATGGTAGTATGCCTGATCAAGATGCCTTGGTTGGTCTACAGAAACTTGCGGCGGCTAATTCAAATACTGCTACAAGACATATATTAAAGTCTAGTTTGTACTTAACACTAAGAACTTGTGAGAACATAGCCTTAAGAATAGCTGATTGTTTACAGTTTCCACTATTAAGAGATTCAATACAATCTAGTATATCAAGGTATAACGTTGGGACATTAGACGAGTTAATGGGTTTAAATTTACATGATTTTGGTATATTCTTAGAGTTAGAGCCAGATGAAGAAGAAAAAGCTACGTTAGAACAAAGTATACAAATAGCATTACAACAACAGTCTATATATTTAGAAGACGCTTTAGACATAAGAGAAGTTAAGAATCTAAAATTAGCTAATCAACTATTAAAGCAAAGAAGATCAAGGAAATTAGAACAAGATCAAGCTGCTCAACAAGCTAACATACAAGCGCAAGCACAAGCCAACGCTGAACAAGCGGAGAGAGCAGCGATGAATGAAGTTCAAAAACAGCAAGCAATAGCTGAAACAACCTTACAAGTTGAGCAAGGTAAATCTCAATTTGAGATTCAAAAACTACAACAAGAAGCTGAAATTAAGAAACAACTAATGGAGTTGGAGTTCCAGTTCAATATGCAATTAGCACAAGTGGAAGCTAATGCTAAAATGAGTGCAGAAAGCAGTAAGGAAGATAGGAAAGACGAAAGAACTAAAATGCAAGCAAGTCAACAAAGTGAGTTGATAGATCAAAGACAAAATAATTCATTACCTAAGAATTTTGAATCTGCGGGTAATGATGTAATGGGTGGGATTGACTTAGGTCAGTTTGAACCAAGATAACCAATAATTTTATAATATTATATTATGTCAATAAAAGAAGATGTAGAGGGTTTAAAAGTTAAAAAGAAACCTAAAAAACTAGCTAATAAAAAAGCACCTGAAACAATAAAAGTAGATCTTTCTAAAAAGAAAGATGAAGTGGAAAAAGTAGAAATAAAAGAAGATGCCACTCAAGAGCCAACAACAGAGAAGGTGGATGTACAAGAACTTCACGCAGATGGCGAAAAAGTGGGAGAAACACACCTCAATGAAGAAAAAGTTGCCGAAGAGGGTAAAAAAGAAGAAATAAGTGTAATACAAGAGATTACAGGGGAAGAAGTGAGTGAATCCACTGCCACTGGAAACATAAACAAAGAAATTAAAGAAGATCCACAATTAAATTTACCAGAGAATGTTGAAAAGTTAGTTAACTTCATGAACGAAACTGGTGGAACAATTGAGGACTATATTCGATTAAACGCTGATTACTCCAATGTGAGTGATGAAGCTTTGTTAAAAGAATATTATAAAAATACTAAACCTCATCTTGATAATGAAGAAATAGGTTTCATCATGGAAGACAATTTCCTATTTGATGAAGATTATGATGATGAGAAAACTATACGTAAAAAGAAACTTGCGTATAAAGAAGAGATTGCTAAAGCCAAAGGATTTTTGGACGATTTAAAGGGTAAATATTACGATGAGATCAAGTTGAGACCAGGTGTTACCCAAGATCAACAAAAAGCTATGGACTTTTTCAATAGATACAACGAAGAACAAGAAAGAGCAAATCAGCAACATAGTGATTTTAAAGCTCGAACTAAACATTTTTTCTCAAATGAATTCAAAGGTTTTGATTTTAATCTAGGAGAAAAGAAATTTAGATACGGAGTACAAAATCCAAATGAGGTTGCGGATGTTCAAAGTGACATAACCAATTTTGTAAAGAAGTTCTTGAACGAAGACGGTAGTGTTAATGACCATCAAGGTTATCATAAAGCTCTCTACACCGCACGTAATGCGGACACTATAGCTAAACATTTTTACGAGCAAGGTAAATCCGATGCTACTAAAGATATAGTTGCTAAATCTAAAAATATAAGCAATGAACCAAGGACTACGTCCACTGGTGATGTTTATTTAAATGGTTTAAGAGTGAAAGCAATAACAGGTGTTGACAGTTCTAAACTACGAGTTAAGAAAAAATAAATTACAAAAATTATAAATTATGGGAAGTTTTCAAACGGGATTAGGCAATGCCTTTCCCCCAAGTTTAATACCTCACCAAAAAAAGGCTGCTTTAGAAAGCAACTACTTGTCTTTTAACGGTGGGTCTGGTACAGGAGATAGCGACTCCTTTGCTCAACAATATTTGCCAGAGCTTTACGAAGCTGAAGTTGAGAGATATGGTAATAGAACCGTATCTGCATTTTTAAGAATGGTCGGCGCTGAAATGCCGATGAGTTCTGATCAAGTTATTTGGTCTGAGCAAAATAGATTGCATATTTCTTATGCTGATTGTACCGTTACTAACGGAACAGATATAGCTATTGCTTTAGAAGACAACAAGGAGTGTGTCATAAGAATTGGGGCTACTATTGTAGTGTCTGATGGAATAAACACCGTTAAAGCTTATGTTGTTGACGTAGATGCTGCTACGGGCGGTCCTCCTACAGACACTTGTAGCATAGAAGTTGATACATATCAAGTTGCTGATCTAGTTACTGGCACTGGTTTATCAGCAACAGATGCTGTTAAGGTATTTGTATATGGTTCTGAGTTTGGTAAAGGTACTGAAGGAATGGAGACTCTTCAAACTGGAGGAGCTAATGTAAAAGCAATTTCACCTGATTTCACTCAATTCAGCAATTCACCAATAATCCTTAAAGATTTCTATGAAGTTAATGGATCTGATACCGCTCAAATTGGTTGGGTTGAAGTTGCCACTGAAGATGGTACTTCTGGATATCTGTGGTATTTAAAAGCTGAATCTGAAACAAGATTGAGATTTGAAGATTATCTTGAGATGTCAATGATTGAGAGTGAAAAAGTAGGTGCATCTGGAACTGCACCAAAGGGAACTGAAGGTCTTTTTGCTGCTATCGAATCTAGAGGAAATGTTTATAACGATTTTTCTGGCGCTGCTGCTCCTGGTTCAGGCGCAATGGGTGATTTCGATACTATCCTTAAGCAATTAGATACACAAGGTGCAATTGAAGAAAACATGTTGTTCTTATCTAGGTCAACAGCTCTTGATTTTGATGACATGATTGCTGCTATGGCAGGTGGAGGTTATTCTTCTACTCAATCAGCATCTTACGGTCTTTTCAACAATGAAGCTGAAATGGCATTAAACTTTGGGTTTTCTGGGTTTAGAAGAGGTTCTTACGACTTTTACAAGACTGATTGGAAATACCTAAATGATCACGCTACTAGAGGTTTAATTGGTGACATTGATGGTGTTATGGTTCCTGCTGGAACATCTACAGTTTATGATCAAATGTTAGGTCAAAACATCAGACGTCCTTTCTTACATGTAAGATATAGAGCTTCTGAAGCTGATGACAGAAGAATGAAATCATGGGTTGTTGGTTCCGTTGGTGGAGCTTACACTTCAGGATTAGATGCGATGCAAATCCATTTCTTATCTGAAAGATGTCTATGTGTACAAGGGGCTAATAACTTCGTGTTAATGAAGTCAACTGTATAACAACTAATTTAGCAGGGTGGTTCGCTACCCTGCTTTTATAAATCTTTAAAAATAAGAAAATGAATATACCTTATATAAAACTAAAAGTAGGTACAGCTTATAAACTTATCAATTGTGACAACATTTTAGATATTGAAAGAGCTAGTGCAACTACTACTACTATAGATTATTCTGCTATCGTTGGCGCTGGAAATGACTTATTAACTATAACTCACGCTACAGACGGTGGTTCTGGAGCTGGTATTGTTGAAGAGCTTTTAAACGCTGTAGTAAAGCAAGCTGAACAATCTGAAGGTAAAGTTATTGAACTAAACCCTTCATTAGCAGTAAGCGGTATTGTTTATAGCTAAAATAAATAATTAAGATCCCACTTCGGTGGGGTCTTATTTTTTTTAATTATATTATATTATATCATGGAAGAAACAAAAACAAAATCTCCTAAAGTAAAAAAAGATACTTGGGAGTACAAAGATAGATTTTACCATTTATCACATGGTAAATCACCATTAACGTTTACTATTTCTAGTAGACATTCAAATAGAAAACCTTTACTTTATTTTGATGAAGAAAAAGGTTATAATAGAGAACTTAGATACGCAACTAATCAAAAGAGTTGTTTTGCGGATGAGCAAGTTGGGCCAGTTACGATTGGTAGGATAGTTTTTCAAGATGGCGTACTTAGAGTACCTAAAGAAAACATTGTCTTACAAAAGATGCTATCTCTTTTTCACCCAAATAAAAACAAACTTTACTCTGAAAGAGATGAGATTGTCGTTGCTACAGATCAGTTAGATTATTTAGAAATGGAAATGCAAGCATTAAATGCTGCTTTTGAAATGGATGTTGATCAAGCTGAGGCAATACTAAGAGTTGAACAAGGAACGAGCGTTAGTGGATTAAGTTCAAAAGAACTAAAAAGAGATTTAATATTATTTGCTAGAAGTAATCCAGAGTTATTTATTGATTTAGCTAACGATGAGAATGTAGAATTAAGGAATGTTGCTATTAAAGCAACTGAAGCGAATATAATAAGTTTATCACCTGATCAAAGAACATTTAATTGGGCAAGTAATGGTAAGAAGTTAATGACTATACCATTTGACGAAAACCCATTTTCTGCGATGGCGGCTTTCTTCAAAACAGATGAAGGCGTAGAAGTTTTCAAGTCTATACAGAAAAAGCTCAAATAATATGTGACTATATATAAGGCGGCAATTACGCCGCCTTTTTTTTTAAAACTATTATTATGGCAATTAGCGTAGATGACGTATATAAAACTGTATTGCTAATACTAAATAAAGAACAAAGAGGTTACATAACACCAGCCGAGTTCAATAAATTAGCTACTCAAGTTCAATTAGAAATATTTGAGAATTATTTTCAATATGAAAATAGACAATATCGCTTACCAGATAACGAATCTGAGTATAGTGATAGATATAAGAATGTGGATGAAAAAATTGCCATATTTAAGAAATTAAGTGACGGGTTAGTTAAACCCGTAGGTGAAGATTATTTTGAACAACCAACAGATCTTTACAAATTAGGTACTGTTATCTATACAGATGCTAAAGGAAATCAAATAGAAGTCCAGAAATCACAACAAAACGATTTCCTATATGTTGACATGTCTCCGTTAACAAAACCCTCAGAGAAATATCCTATTTATTTATACAGGAATAACAGAATATATGTTAAGCCGAATGACAATATTTTAGATACAGAAATAAAAGTAAGTTATTTAAGGAAACCAAAAGATCCTAGATGGGGTTACAAAGTTGATGGCGGCACTGGTGGATATATTTACGATGACACTGAGTATGACCCAACTGGAATTCCACCTTATCCTGACCCTAGTATTCCTAACCCTACTTATTGGGGTTCAACCGACTTTGAACTACACGAAACAGAGCAAACAGAGTTAATTATAAAAATACTAATGTACAGTGGTGTAGTAATACGCGATCCAAGTATAGTTCAAACCGCTGGTCAAATGGATCAACAAGAAACAGCACAGGAAAATTCATAAAATATGGGACTATTAACAGAAAATAACGCACAATATTACAATGGTCAACAAACGTTTCAAGGTGACGCTATTGTTGATAAATTTACTTGCACATTTAATACTGATCTCACAGTAGACACATCGACAACTAACGCAAACTTTGAAGCGAGTGTATTAAATATTATTACAAACGTTACAACTCCATTAGTCGAAGCTACTGATTACACCTTATTACCGGGTAATATAGTTAATTTAAATGGTCTTTATGGCGCTCCGTCTGTTCAAGAAAAATTAATAATAACTCTCACTCAACCAGCAATAAACAACAACTATGGAAGTTACGAATACATATCTCTACATGATGTTATTAATAACTTTATTGTAGCATACGTAGGTAAAGATAAGATAATACCAGATATAAAAAGAACAGATGTAATGTTTCACGCAAAGCGTGGATTACAAGAATTTAGTTACGATACTTTAAAGAGTATAAAATCTCAAGAATTAACAGTGCCACCTAGTTTATCAGTGGTTATACCTCAGGACTATGTTAATTATGTTAAGTGCTCTTGGGTTGATGATGTAGGAGCTAAACACATTGTATACCCAACTAGAGTTACTTCTAATCCTACAGAGTTACCAATACAAGATGCAGCTGGTATACCAACTCAAGATTCAGTTGGAAGTAACGTGGAAGATCCTAATTCTGTAACAGAACAAAGATGGGCTGAACAAAACAATACAGCTTATGACGGTTTTGATGATTACAGATATCCTGAAGCAGAGTTTGTTTTTGGTCAAAGATACGGGTTGGAACCGGAAGAAGCTCAAATAAACGGCAAATTCACTATTAATGAGAGATTAGGTAAGATGTCTTTTAGTAGTGACCTTAATGGTAAGTTAATCATACTAGAATATATATCTGATGGTTTAGCTACAGATGAAGATATGAAAATACCTAAATTCGCTGAAGAAGCTATATACATGCATATTGCACATGCTATCTTATCCGTAAGATCAAATATACCTGAATATGTGATAAACAGATTTAAGAAGGATAGAAGAGCAGCTCTTAGAAATGCTAAAATTAGATTATCTAATATTAAGATAGAAGAAATAGCTCAAGTATTCAGGAATAAATCTAAAATAATCAAACACTAATGCCAGAAGTTAAAAATACCTTTCTTAAGTCTAAGATGAATAAAGACTTAGACGCTAGGATATTACCTAATGGAGAATATAGAGATGCTGAAAATGTTAATGTAAGTAAATCTGAAGGAGATGATGTTGGTTCATTAGAGAATGTTCTTAGTAATATACAAGTATCAGATATAAAAACAGATGTAGTTCAAGCGGAATTGAATTACGCGAACAGTGACTCTACTATAGTCACTAAGCCAACTGAGACTCAAATAGAACAATCTTTATATGGTTTAGAGATAATAGGTCAGTTTATGGATGTCAAGAATAATAGGATATTCATAATGCTAACAAATTACACTGATACCTCAGCTAACAGACTTTCTAACTTCGCAAACCCAGATCATTATGAAGAGGTTTCTCCTGGTTCTATAAATACAGACTTTGTTTACAAAGGCGCTGGGTGTTATATATACATGTTAGATATAAACGGTAATACCACCTCGGTTCTCGTTGGTGGTAACTTCTTAAACTTTTCCAAAACACATAAAATATTAAACATAAACTTACTTGAGGATTTATTATTCTGGACTGACGATAGAAATCAACCAAGAAAAATAAATATTAATAGAGCTTATAATCAACCTTTTTCATCTGGTGATCCTTACTATTACAACGAAGATCATATATCCGTAGCTAAGTTCGCGCCTGTGCTTCCTATATCATTAATCGAGGAAGTAGCTAGTAACATATGGGAAAGTACAATGCAATCTGTCACTCAAGAACATTTACCAATACATTTAATAGATACTATAAGCGTTGGTAAGGTAGTGGGTGATATAGGTGTAGAATTAAAAAGATCCTTTAGCCTTGGAACTAATGATTCGATGATAAACGTTGGAGATAAAGTTATTATAGAGGATAACAGTGGTAATGAGTATGATCATGAAATAATAGCTGTAGTTGGAGCAAATCAATTCAACATAACTCCAGCTTTCACTGTAGACGTAGAGGTTGGGTGGACCGTTAAAGTACAAAGACCAAACCCTTTTTATGACACTAATTACATAGGCGACGAGAATGTATTAAAAGATAAATTTACTAGATTTAGTTATAGATTTAAGTATGACGATAACGAATATTCATTATTTGCCCCGTTCACTCAGGAAGTATTTATACCTAAACAATTTGGTTATTTCGTAGATGACGATGAAGAGAAAGCTGGTAAGAGTGGTATAGTTAGTTTTATGGAAAACCTAGTTGATAAAGTTAAATTCAACATAAGACTTCCTTACGTCGGTACTAACATAGAAGATATACTAAAAGTAAAAGAAATACAAATAGTATCTAAAGCTTCTAATGAACAAGCCGTGAAAGTTATAGAGGACATTCCAACAAGTGACTTAACAAACACTCAAGATTATATTTATGAATATAACTCTATAAAACCATATAAAACACTTCCAGAAAACGATTTAACTAGAGTACATGATAAAGTTCCTATAAGAGCTAAGTGTCAAGAGGTTACTTCTAATAGAGTCTTGTATGGTAACTTTGTGGATAAGCATACTTCTCCGGATTTTCTAGATTATCAACTAAAAATCAACAGAAAAAACATATTAAACGTTGGACCCACACCGAGTGATCCCACTGATGTCTTTAGTCAAGTAAGAAGAGAATATCCAACACATACTTTAAAACAAAACAGGAGTTACACTGTTGGTGTAGTTTTAGTTGACAGATACGGTAGATCATCTAATGTTATATTATCTAAACAAAATGTTACAGTTAATTCAGATAAAGTCTCAACTATATACTCTGGTTACACTAACTTTGGAACTGACGACGTTATTGATTGGCCTGGTAATGTTTTAGAAATACAATTTAACAATCCAATAAGCAATAGCGGACCAGAAGGATATCCTGGTTTATATAGTGAAACAAATCCTCTTGGTTGGTATAGCTACAAAATAGTTGTTAAACAGCAAGAGCAAGAGTACTATAATGTTTACTTACCTGGTATATTAGCTGGTGAAATAACTTGGACTACTACACCACTTGGTCTAAACGGAGGTAGAGATGATTATGATGTAATTGCAGGTGAAACAGCTACTAATCAACCAATGTATATAAATAGCACAAAAACTTCTTTAATATCTTTATTTGGTGATAACATAAATAAAATACCTAGAAATCTAAATGACGTAGGGGCAACTGATATAGATTTTGGTAGCAGCGTCGAGTTGTTTAATAGAGTAAATCCAAATAGTTGGGATAGCGAAATTGTTGACGCTAGCGGCGCGTTAGTTAGTGGATTACCATATAATACTCAATCAAGTGTTAATAACACTTCAGATACTATAGACTTTATAAAACCATTTAAACAACTTGGGAAATGGACGACTACTAAAGGTAATGCCTATCCAGAGCAAAATAACGTTCTTGGAGTTCCGCCTTTTGCTGACCCTTGGTACCCGTTTACAGGTGGAATTGACGCTAGTGGAGGCAGTGCGGAAGATATTATATTCAAGGATCCACTGTATAAATCTAATGAGAATCCATTTATAGCGAGTATATCAACTCAATTTAAAACAGGAGTAAATCCTAAGCAGTCACAGAATGCAGGTAATTATTATTATGTTAATACAGGTGAAAATAGATTAGGTGACACTACCTTAGGTGTGTACGAAACAAATCCAGTAGAATCTTTATTAGAATTATTCTGGGAGACATCTACGGCTGGTTTGATAGAAAATGATGGATATACGTCTGGAACTAATCAATATGAAGCTTTAAATACTCTAATTGACAATGAAACTGGAAACAATGGTCCATTTTCTTTATCTGAACTAAACTTTGATCTAAAAGAGAGTGATCCTATAGGCACATTTGTAACTGATATATTTGAGATGCTTCAATCAGATGGTAATCCCTGTAATGATACTGGAAATACCATGACAATTCTAAGTGTTCTAGATGGTAATGGGAATGAAAGAAAATTTGATTTTGAATTAAAACAAAACCCTAATGGTTCTAGCGACACTCTTTGGCAGATAAAAAGTAAAAAAGAATTTGTATTTTTATCAGATGCAAATACTAGAGAAAGATATGATTTTACTTTAGAAGGCACTGCTAATGGACAAACTAACACGTTTGGATTTAAAGGGCAATTAAGTAACGAACCACCGGTAGCTCAAGTTAATTGGCCAGATGTAAGATATAATGGAGGAAGTATTAATCCTCCAACGTTTCCAGCAGGTGATGCTTTTGAAATAGCTGGAAGATGGGGTGGAGGTTCAGGTTCTGTTGTTATAGTTGAAGCAAATGACTTTTTTAATGGGTCTATAGCTAATAGTGAAAATTTTAAACAATTAGTATATAGTTGTGATTTTAGAACCAATATAGAAAATCCTCCAGGGTTTTTTGTAAATTATTCTCCAAACTTTTCACTAACTACTTCATCAAATGGAAGTGTAACATTAAATCTATTAAACATTGGTTTTTTTGAAGCAGAAGCTAATTTTACTTTAAAAATATCAGATGCTAATGGTAATGGTGATTTTATAGAAAAAGACTTTAACGTTTCTGTTAAAAACTAAATATTATGGCAGCTAGATTACAAATAAAATATTTTAATTCATTTTGGTTGAAGAGAGCTTTGAATGGTAGGTTTGATTCTTCTGGAGATGAAAACACTGATATTCCATCTACGGTTGTAACTGGTATAGAGGCGTCTGGGTATAAACCAACTTGGCCTGGTGATCCAAATTACACTGGGTCTGATTACCCTTCGTTTGGAGCTGACGTATACACTGGCACTGACAGTATAGATAGAAATTGGATTATTGAAGAATCTAGAATTAGAGGTGGTTATAATAACACATCGACTAGTTACGGCGCTAAGGCTTATTTAAAAGAAGATAAAAACGAACAATCAAGGTTAGATAGTAAACTAATCTACTCAGGTATCTATAACTCAACCACTTCATTTAATGAGACTAATGTTTTCTCAGTAGCCGATAATATCACTAAAGCTTTAGATCCAGCTTACGGATCTATACAGAGAATGTTTGCTGAAGATGCTAACATGATAATATTCCAAGAAAATAAAGTTAGCAATGTTTTAGTTGACAAAGACGCTATATACTCAGCTGAGGGTGGTGGAACTGTCACCTCAACTAATTTAGTACTTGGGCAAATAACACCTTATTTAGGTGAATTTGGCATAAGTAAGAATCCAGAGAGTTTCGCGTATTTTGGATTCAGAAAATACTTTGTAGATAGGTATCGAAATGTTGTTTTAAGGCTGTCTAGAGACGGTATTACTGAAATTTCACAATATGGTATGGGGGATTATTTTAGAGACAGTCTAAAGCAGATTTCTGATGATTGGCAAAATTACACATCTTCTTATACTATAGTTACTTCTAGTGTAACTTCCCCGTATTCTATAACATTAGACACGGTTGGTGAAGATTTAGATATAGGTATGCAAGTGGCTATTCAACAGAGTGGATCCCCTAAAGTTGTTAACGCTATAGTCGTAGGTATGGATAGGAATGTAGTTTATATAAACATCGATCCAAAAAGTCCAGATTTAAACGAGAAGGTTGTCTTCACTAAGTTCGTGAAAGATCAAATAACAGGTGGATATGATACTTATGATGATTTCTACAAGTTATCGATGCAGAAAGTTTTATTAAATAAAGATAATCCAGAGGTGTTTTTACCATTTGATCAAACTAAAATAATAGAAAGTGTAACTTACAATGGTAATACACAAACATTAGCATTTGACGAAAGTGTAAAAGGTTGGACGAGTTTCTATACTTATAGACCTCTTTTTATGGATAGTTTAAGGAATAACTATTATACGTTTAAAACATCAGAGGTTTGGAGACACCATGACGAGACTAGTAATAATAGAACAACTTTCTACGGTACTCAAAGCGATTCTAATATAACATTTATATTTAACGCTAATCCTTCTATAATGAAAAACTTTAACACTATAAATTATGAAGGTAATAATGGTTGGGAGATTGATTCAATAGAATCAGACTTAGAAAGTGGTATTCAAGATATTGCGAAAACAGTAAAAAGCTATGAAGAAGGTAAATATACCGATGGAGGTGTGACTTATAACTCTGGGTTTGATCGCAAGGAAAATAGATATGTAGCTAACTTAGTTAATAACAGTCAGCAAAAGATTGGTGAAGTTGTTTTTGGAGATCAAATGAGTGGAATTAAAGGTTACTATGTAACAGTAAAAATGTCGTTAGACACAACTACAGATCCAGGTGGAATGAAAGAATTATTCGCAGTTTCATCTAATTTTGTAGTATCATCATATTAAAATAAAAAATTATGAGTAACAGTTCTAAAATAGCAATGTGGTCAATGGGTGTAAGTGCTGGAACTTCAGCTGTTACTGCAGCGTGGGCACTAGGTAAAGCAAATCAAGCTAAAAATAATGCTAATACGTTAAAGCTGAGTCTGGAAGATATGGAGAAAAACAGACAATCTGTCATTAATCCATACGCTAACATATCCAATGCTTATGAAAATATAGGTGTTGCTACTAAAGCAGCTGAGTTTGAAGCTGAGCAAATAGATATATCGTTAGCAAATACTTTAGATGCCGTTAAACAAACTGGAGCTGGTGGTGCAACCGCTTTAGCTCAAGCAGCGTTAAAAAGTAAACAAGGTATTTCAGCTGATATACAGAAACAAGAACAAGCTAATCAGCAATTAAGAGCTAAAGGTGCTATGGATGTTCAGAAACTTAAAGCTGCTGGAGAAGAATGGAAGTGGACACAGCAAGAAGATAGAGAAATGCAGCAATTAGATAGAATGCAAAATGAAATTGATCAAGAGAGAATGAATCAAATGCAATATAGGACAGCGGGTTTTGGAGCATTAACTGACATGGCTAGTAATTTAGCTTCATTCGCTGGCATGGGTAGTGAAGATAACAATTCTAATGATACTATGTCTTATTATGACTGGTCGGCAAAACAAGAATCAGCAGGATTCACAGGAACAAGAGAAGATTACGACTCTTATGTAGAGAGTCTTTAATAGTAAGTAATTATGAGTTATAGACAACCAAAGATAATAAAAGATACTAGCGTAGAAGCATTAAGGTCTGGTGCTACTAAGATAGCCGAAACAGGACTTAAAGCCGCCACCGAGGCTAAGAAGCAAGAGGAGTTACAAAAGATAAAACAACAAACTCTTAATGAATCATTATATGGTTTAGATTTAGATGTTTCTGCTTTACCTACAGCAGCTGATGATCAATTTGATGACGCTTTTAAATCTATGATGAATACTGAATTAGAAAGAATACACAAATTAGGTGCTGAAGCTTTAAGAACTGGAGACAACTCTACATACTTGAAAGAAAAAGCGAAGTTTGCGGCTATGGTTAAAAAAGCTCCAGCTCTGATTCAAATGATACAATCACAGGCAAAGCAAGTAAGGGAGAATGGTCCTAACCTGTTGAATGATACAAATATGAACGATCCTATGTTTTTAGAAGCTCTACGTAATTGGGATATTAAGAATGGAAAAGATATAACGCCTAGATATGTAGACGGCGAATTAATATTAGAGTTTAAAGAGGATGATAAAACTGATCCTATTAGTAAAAGCGTAACTCCAGGAAAAGTATTTAATATAAATACAGGTAATAATTTTCAAAACGTAGAAAACGGTGGTGGATTACAATACTTGAATGTGGAACAAGTTGATAGTGGTCTTAAAAAATTCTTTGACGCAAATACTCCAACAGATTATGAAGGAACAAAATCTTCAACAAAAAAAGCTATAGAAAAAGATGATAAAAATTTAATCACACAAAATGTTGGAACTTCTTATAGAAGACAAAATGACGAACTAAGAGAAAACTTTAAAAAGCCAAAAGAAGGTTTAGATCCATTAGATCGATATATGAACCAACAAAGCTGGCAAAGATTTGGTTTTGAAGGAGCTTGGTCTGATGCTACTGAAGAACAAAAAAAAGAACTTAGAAAAAAAATAGTTGACTTTATGATGAACACTTATGCTCACGATGATTGGGTTCAAGCTAGTTATGCTGAAGCACCAGCTGACGAAAAAATCGATGCTAGCAATGCTTATATAAACAACACTAATGAAGGTGAAGATTGGACCATGTACCCAAGCGATAAAAAACGATAAATGGACGAAAAATATATAAATATAATATACGATATACTTTCTAATGATAAAAACTTTGTTAAAAATTCACCTGTAAGTGAGTTTGTAAACAAAATAAAAGATGAAGAGTACGCTAGAAATGTATATGATATAATATCTAATTGGGATCCTAATTTCTCGGAAAATACTAATTATGATCAATTTTTAATTAAAGTTGGCGCTTCTGAAACTGTTTCTACTTCTTCTCCTGGGAAAAACATGTTCATGAAAATGCGTGAAGATATGAATAAAAAATTCATACAAGAGCAAGAAGATAGAAGAGAAAATATACTAAAATTATCTGAATCAGAAACAATAACAGATCAAAATGTTCTAATAACAGAAATGTCTAAACTCAGTCCTGAAGAGTTAAAAAAGAAAGAAGAAGAGGTTACATTAGAAAAATATTATGATTACGAACGTGAAGTTGGTAGACTACAGGATAGAGATGATAAAGAGTCACCTTATTATGATTATTATCAAAAGATAAAAGAAGTACAAGGTTCTCCTGAAGATTCTAAAATTACTGAAAACGAAGAACGTAAAAAGCTCAAAGAATCTATTATATTAGAACGAGGTTTTTCTAAAGAATTAGCTGACAAGTTATATAAAACTTTTTCCACTGAAGATTTATATGTAGAGAGTAGTAAATACGAAAGTAAAAGTGAAAAGATTTATAGAGATGCTTATGAAGATTTAGGTATAACTCCAAATCAACTAGAGTGGGTATTAAAGCAAGAGGACGACGCGTGGATGCAGAAGGCTAATATATCAGAAGAAGGAAAGAAAATATTAAATACGTTTCTTGAAAAAGGGATATCAGGAATTCCTAAAGGAGACCTAACCGACGCTCGTTTTTTTAAAGTTATGGAGAAAAAAATTAAAGAAACAAAAGAAAAATTAGGGAAAAATGTAGTTTCTAATAGGGCTAAATATGAAAGAGAATATGGATTATATGAAAAGAAAAAAACTTCTACGTTTAAAAACATATCAGATAATGAAATAGTAAAAGCTCACGACGAAGATGAGTTGTATTATTTACACTGGTTTGACGATGAAGAGGAATTAATAACAAAAGGTTTAGAGGGTGGCTTATTAGAGTTAGCTAGTTACTATAAGGAAGACGTAAAAAACAAAAAGAAAGAAAGAAAATCTAAAGAAGATAGTAAGCTTAAAACTGTTTGGGTAAATGATAATAGAGGTAAAGTAGAAGAATACGTCGATAATCTTGTTAGCGGACTAGAGAATAGAAATAGTTATGAAAGTGTTTTTTATCCCGGCGCAGACATTTCCCCGTGGAAAACTAAAGAAGATTTAGTTAACGATATATTAGAATTTGAATATTTAAAAAATGAATCTAATGTAATAAAAGATTACATAGGTGCGAGAAAATCTAAAAACCTAAATGAATATCAAAAGAAAATATTAAGTTTAGTTGATGGAGAAAGTAAAGTTAGTTGGTTAACTATGATGTATGATGGTGTTGGGGTGGATGTTGATTTTGTTTTTGATGAAAATTCAACCATTGAGTTAGACAAAGATTTTAAAACATTGTCTTACAACATGGGTGATCCGGGTATAAAGGAAAATATTAAAACTAAATATCCTGAATTAACACCCGAAGAAATACAAGAAATAGCTAGAGACACTTATTTGATAGAGCAACAAAACAAGTTAAGTGAAATAAACAACGAATCGCTAGATAAGTATATCTCTGATTTTTATGGGATGGAAAAAGATATAGTTAGGGAAGCTAAAAGTGGTTATTTAACTAAAACTTTATTAAATAAACTAATAGATGATGATGTTTTCTTTGAAAGCACTTCTAGCACAACACCGGAAAATATAAGAGAAGATCTTGAGAGAAAATTATCACCTTGGGGTTATAGAGTTTATTTGAGTAGATTAGTAGATGCAGCTGAAACCTCCTTCCTTAGCACAAAAAGCCAACAATCTGGAGTCACTATAAAAGTAATTGCGCCTGATGGCATGGGTGAGTTTGAAGCTCCAGTACTACAACAAGGTTTTGGTGGTGCTTTGTATATTAATAATGAAGATTATATTAGTAATGAGAAAAACGGTGTAAACTTTAAAGACTTTATAGCTAAAACTAGTGGTGGTAGGAAATTTAATTTAGCAAATATAGCTGATATAAAACCAAGTGATAGTTTATTTGCCACTCAACTCAAAACTAATGATCAAACATTAAGAACATCTATATATAGTCAAAATGCTTTAAAAAATAGGATAGAGGATGCTCAAAATAACTTAGATAGAGTTTCTAATCAAATGCTTCAAAATGTTTCTAATGAAGCTATGAATATCGACTACTCTCCAATACTTGACATGTATAATATAAATACCACTGAATTTGAATCTACAAAGCAAAGTATAAACAATCAAATAGAAAAAATAATACAATCAGGAGGTGGAAATGAAATATCTTCTATTCAAGATATTATAAATTCGTCTTTACAAGGTTTTATAGAAGGCAAACTTAAAACTAAAAGATATTCTGAAGATCAGTTAGCGAGTATCAAACAAAACAGTAATCAAGTTTTTGCTAACGTTTTTAATCAATTAGATAATTCCCTAAAAAATTCGTCTGAAACAATAAACGCTATGTCTAATGAAATTAGATATATGCAGGCTTTAGATACTAAGGCTAGTGAAGATTATTCATTAGCTTTAGCTGCTAAATATAGAAAAGATGCTAAAATGGGTACTAAACTTGGATCACTGTGGAACTCGTTTGTTAATGGTGCTGAAGCTACTTTTACAGGTATGGTATCTACAGGCTTAGATATAGCTACTTTAGCTTCTACTCCTTTTGTAGCTATTGAAGCTGCTGGGAAAAAGAAAAAAGTTTATGACGAAGAAACTGGTGAGTGGACTACTCAGGATGTAACATTCGCTGAAGAATGGGATGGCTTAAGTAAATCTGCCAAAGCACAAACACTACCTTTTTTAAGATCTTTCTCTGATGAGTTTGGAGTAGGAACTACAGATGAGTATTCAGCACAATGGGCTGAAGATAGTTTTTGGGGATTAGCTCTTCAAGGATTAGCGGGATCTGCGTTACCAATGGTTATGAGTATGTATACTGGTGGTGTAGCTGGTGTTCCTATGTTTTTTGGACAAGCTGTTGAATTTCAAGATCAAGAAATAATAAAAGCTCAAGAAAGAGGTTTACTACCTAAAGACATGAGTGAGTTGGAAAAATGGGCTACAAAAGCACCTATGGCAGTTATGATGGCTATATTAGAAAACTATGGTGCTAGATCATTCTTAACTAAAGGACATGTAGATAAAACGAATCCGTTTCTAGTTGATTTATGTAGAAAAACGTTGAAAAAGTTACCTAAAAACTCAAGTTATGGCACTTTTTTAAAAGCTATAGATAAATCTTTAAGTAACTCTTTCGCCAGAGGTAGTTTAAGATTAGCTGAAGGTTTTTTAAGTGAGTTTGAAACAGGGTTTGCCCAACACATGTCAGATGAAGCTATTAAGGAAATATATGATATATTTAAAAGTGGAGATCAATCTGATATATTTACTACTAGTTTGCAAGAAGGTGTATTACCATTTATGAAGCAAGCTTTTATATCAGGTTTAGCTGAAGGTGTTGGGGGTGCGAAAATAGGTTTAATAGGTGGAATTCAGACAGGTATACAATACAACAAGTATGGTGAGTCTTTAAGTGATAGTCAATATGAACTCATGGAAGCTATTGTTCAAGGTGCTCCAAGTAGGCAAGATTATATCAATATTTTGAATAATAGATTAAAAACTGATAAGAAGTATACTAAACAACAATATAAGCAGGATTTAAGAAGATATGATATTGCTGAAAACACTATAAGTCAAATACCAAATTCAGTTACAGATTATGCTGATAGAAGGAAGATGTTTGATTTGATCAATGAAAAAAGAGCTGTAAATCAGCAAATAAAAGATAAAGATTCTTTATTTAATTCTGGAAAGAAAAATAGAATTAAAGAGATAGACGCGGAAATGGAATCCATAAGAGAGTTTGGTAGTAAAACTGAATCTAAAATGTTTAACGCTGAAAGTAATCCAAATATATCAGCATACAACGCTAATAACAAAAGTAGAAAAAGAGTTGAACTAAATAGAATAATAAACAAAATACAGTCACACGAGAGTGGATTAGAGAAGTTAAGTCAAAGTGAAATAAATGATTTAATAAGTGAAGTAGAAGCTTTGCAAAAGACATTTAAGAAGGCAGATAATAAAATAACTAGAAAAGCTGCTGGAGAACTTCAAACAATCGTAAACAACTTAAAATCAGGCATTACATCTAACACAATATCAATGAACCAAAAAATGGATCAAGCTACTCAAGAAAAGCTTTCCAACGAAAACATTGGTATGTATGGTAATAATAATAGAGAAACTTACATTATCGATGATGAAGTTATACCTAGGAGAGAATTTGAAGAAAAACTAAAAAATCCTGAGTTTGTAGAAAAAGTAATGTCAGGAGAAATTTCTTATTCTGTAGTAAACGCCTCTAGTAACACTGTCAATAATTTAAAAAAGCAATTTCCACAGTCTACATCTAAAGAAAAACCAGGGTATAAAATATATAAAGATGGCACAGTACACTTAAATAAAGCGTCATTATCTGTTGCTAAAAACATAACTTTAGCTAAAAAAATAGCTAAAAAGATGGGTATTAATTTTGAAGTGTTAAATACAAAAGAATACGCGTTGGTTTTAATGAGTAAGGGTTATGATATTTCCAACACAGATGGTGGGTTGGATTTAGAAAAAGTCAATGCTTCTGAAGGGTTTTTTGCAGATGAAGATGGTGAGTTTGGTACTATATATATAAATGAAGCTACAATGCGTAGAAACACGTCGGTAGGTTCACACGAGTTATTACATGGTATATTCAAGAAAGCTTTAACTGATGGTGCTATAGTAACAGAGAATGGAATGAATGCCATCAATGAATTTAAAGATATTCTAAAAGAAGAAGGTAATTGGGATATTATTCAAGAAAGAATAGATCAAAACTATAGATTTGAAAACTTCGGAGGAGAAGGGTTGACTAAAGAGGAGTTTAATGAATGGAAAAAACAAAGTTTTCCAGGTGGAACAATAAATGGAAATCATATAGTAGAAGATAGCGTAAAACTAAACAGTAAAGGAAACGTTATTAGGGTAGAAAAGAATGAGAATACTTATGCTGATGAGTATTTAAATGCGTTTTCCGATGCTGTTGTTCAAAAAGAAATTAAATACAAGAAATCTATATTCGACAAGATATTAGACTGGTTTAAAAAGATTGGTGGTAATAAAGTATTTGAACAAGTTGATATAGAAAATGGTCGACAACTTTACGATTACGTTTTAGGTTATAGTGAACAATTCAAAGATATAGATGGTGACATATTATTAGAAGAAGGTGATATAACTCCAGAGGTTAAAGTTAGTGAAGTAACTGAACCTGTTAAGAAAGTTGAGAAATTAAAAGAAAAAGCTAAAGAAGAAGTTGAAGAGGTTGAAGAAGAAAAAGTAAGTGAAGGTGGGGAGTCGTTAATAGAAATGATGAGTGTTGATGAGGGTGTTCAAGAGCGAGGTGGAGAAGATGTATCTCAAGAAGTTGAAGAAGAAGTGATAGAAAGTGAATTTCCTCTTCCACCTGAAAAAATAACATGGCCTAAAATTAAAGCTGGTATTCCTGATGGAAAAGGTGGAACTTTACAAACAACTGGAAAAACTGGGAATTATAAATTGATTAGAACTGATCAGGATGGCAAACCGGAGATCCTAGGGACGTTTAATACATTAGATGGGTCTATTGCAAGGGCTAATGAATATATCGGTTTAAAACCAATTAAAAAGACAACTGAAGAAAAAGTTGTTAAAGTTAAAGGTCAAAATGATATTGAAAAAAGTTTAAAAGGAGATATTAAGTTTGCTAATAAAGTTGTAAAAGAACTAGATAGACTCGAAAGTATAAAAGCCAGTGACGGTAATATGCTGTGGTATAATATTTTCGCTGGTGAAAAAGTTACTTTAGAGGGAATAGGGACGTTTAGTAAAGCTGATTTGACTGTTGATGCTATAAAAAGGATTAAAGAATATGCGGTTGAAAAAGGGTGGATGAAAACTTTAAAACCGGGTGATAATATTAGAAAATCAATAAGTAAACCTGTTGATCCATCTATTAAAATTAGTGATTTAAGGTTTTCTAGGTCTACATCTAAAGATAGAAGAGTAGAGTACAAAAAGCAAAACAGAAACAACAAGGTAATATCTAAGTATAATGAAGATATAGTATACGAAATAATTAAAGAGTACGAGAGTTTAGTTGGTATACCAAAGCTTGACCAAATTATAGAAGGCAACATCCAGAAATTAAAAGGAGAGTTATATAACAACAACATCGGAAGAATAACTATTGAAGCTAAAAAAGCTTATGATAAAGGTTTTGCTGTAGATCCTACTACTAGGATAACTATAGAAGAATTCATGTCTGGATTTTCTGTAGAATTTAATGAACTCATAAGAACCTATTTAAACAAAGTTTTAGATGGGCAACATCGTAATGTTCCTTTCGGCGCATATATTGCTGACAATTTACCTAGAAGATACGGGCAGATATTAGATGCTCTCAAAAAGCAATTTGAAGGTGCTCAACTTACTGGAACTACAGAAGTAGCCGCTGAAAAAAGAGATTTAGCTGCAATAGAAGAAGATGTAGTAGTAGATAAAATAGAGAAGAGTTTAAGAAAAGAATTAGGTTTAGATGATGAGTTTAGAAATAGAGTTTTAGATAAAGTTAAAGCTATATTTAAAGGTAAGTTACCACACCCAAGTTCACCTGAGTTTAAGGCTAAATTAGAGAAAGAATTCGAGACAGCGCTGTTTGATGTTATTAGAGAAGATCTATTTGGCGCTAAGTTTAATGAAGAGAAGAATAGGTATATGTATGACTGGGGATTGATTCAAGAGAGACTTGATCAATACGCTGAGATTATATATGATAAACTACCTATACAGACTTTAGTATCTCTAAATAGAACCACATGGAAGAAAGGTGAATTAATAATGAAGCCAGTTATTGATTCTAAGACTGGTGAGCAAAAAAGAATGCTACCTGAAGAATCTGATAGATCGAGAGAATTATTTGGTTATGAAGTTAAAGACAGAGAAGCTGGTAATTTAGTTTGGACTAAGCAAAATTCTTCTGAAATAAAAGATGATTTTATAAACTTCTTCTTGAACCCAATAGTTAGTAGAAAAGCAATGAGGATGGAAGGATTGTTTAAAGTTCTCGCTAAAGAGATAGCTTTCGATGCTACTATGGAAACTGTTAATAATCCTGAAGTATATGAAAGAATGCAAGATCTTTACGAACTTCAAGGAATTAACCTACTTGGTAATGAACTAGAAGTTATAGCTAAAGAGATAAATCGTTCTCCTGGGTTGAGGTTTAGTAAAGCAAAAGAAGAATCTTTAAATATATCAATTGAAGCAATTAATGAAGCTGCTAAGAAAACTTATAAGGGAGTTAGATTTAGTATAAGTGAGTTGATAAGAGATTTAGGTGAGATTACTAGTGATTTAATAAACGGTAAAACGACTTTTGAAAAACTATTGAAAAGTAAAGATAAAACAAAGATTTTGTTTTTGAATATATATAGTGATTTTGATCCTACTGCTTTTATTAAACAAACTTCTGTAATGTTCAAAACGTTAGCGAAAAAAGCTGCATTAATTAGCGATAATCCATTTGTAAAAAAATACAGTGAAACTGCTAATAGCAATACAGTCGATCCAAAAACTAGAAGTAATTTCTTAACGTCATTAATTAATAATTTGCCAGTTTCAATTAAGACTGCAATTTCAAAAAACTTTTCAAGTAAAGGATTAAGAAACTTTATAGGTGCCGCTGAATCCTCTACGAAACAATGGAGATCTCTAGATGCTAGAATTAAACAAGAAGTTTCTACAGAATCTAAATTAAGTGAAAAAGCTATTAAAGCTAAGAAAAAGAAAGATTCCTTAAAGAGAACAAAAGAAAACACAGAGAGATCTTTACGAAGACTTCTAAATGGAGCAAAGCAATATGGTCACGCGTTTATTCAACACGAGGATAGAATATATGCTCTTCCCTCCGATAATGGTGAGTATAAACATTCTGACGGAACTGTAAATGAAATTAGTTTCTACGAAAATAGTTCTACCGAAAAGAAGATATATACGGATTTAAGAAAACACTAAGAAAAAGCTGTTAGTAAAACTAGGTCAGTTTTAGAAAAAGATAATATAACAGATACTGACATAAAAGAAGTTTCTAAACTCTGGGATACGTTTCAAGAAGCATTTAATAAAGCTGAGGAGCACTTCAAAGAAAATAAACCGGCAGAACATATAAATAACAAAAGATTTAGACAGAGAAGTAAAATAACTCTTCCATTTAAAACTAGTGGTGCTGCTTTAGCTAGAGATCATAATAGAGCGATAGTTAACACTAAGGTAAATGAAAGAATATTAGAATTAAAAACA